GGGCACGTCGTCGACGGCCGCGGCCTGCCACAGGTCGGGACTGATGGCGTATGCGGTGGCGGTCTCGTCCCATATGCCAAGCGCCTCACGACGGAATGAATCGTCCGACAGGTTGTTGCGCATGCGCATGATTGCCTGTTCGCTTGTACGTTTCGGATAGCTGGGATTCGCTTTAGCCCACTGTTCGCGGTCGTCCGAATCCGCGTCCTTGTCGGCGGCGAGCTCCACGTAGAGGAGGTTTCCGTCATGGTTCAGCGCGTGCATGCGTTTCTCCGTGAACGCATCGCACTGGTCTCCCGGCTTGGGTGGATTGCCCATATACACGACCAGGGGGTTAGGACTCGTGTTCAAAACCGGAATCATGTTGTCCATCGCGCGCACTGTGAGGATCTGCGCTTCGTCGAACACGGCCACGTCCACGCTGTGCAATCCTCGGCCGAAGCCGTTTTCGCGGGCGCCGAACATGATGCGGCTGCCGGACGTGAACGTGATCTCCTGTTGGCCGTTTGCTCTGCGGATGCGTTCCACGTACCGGCCGAGCACTGGATTGTGCTCCATCTCGCACATGTCCGCGAATGTCTCGTCGCTGGTGCGCGTATGGTGGGCGGTCCAGATGGCTTTCAGGTTCGGTGTGAGTATCGCCTTGAGGAACAACGCGGTGCCGACGGTGAAGGTCTTGCCGATCTGCCTGCAGCTGGACAGCACGGCGCCGTCCGCGCCACACGCATACTTGCCTTCCGCGTTCTTGGCGAACAGAAGCCACAAGAAGCCCTGCTGCCACAAGTCGAAACGGATGCCGGCCTTACGCGCGGCTTTGTTGATTCGAGTGAACTCGCTGCCGACGATGCCTTCCGGCTGGCGGAGGACCTTGGCGATTTCAGACAATCGACGCTCCGACATCGTCCGTCACCTCGTCTTCCTCATCGTCCAGCAGGTCGGTCAGACCGCCGCCTTGGAGCGCTTCGATGCGTTCGCATACGTCGATGAGCTGGCGGCTGATCGCGGGCAGCGCGTTCGCCGGCGTCGTGGGATCGGCCATGGCCTTGAGCAGCAGGTCACGGTTGTCTCGCAGTATGTCCAGCATGCTGCCGTCCATCATCCGTTCGAAGCTCCGCTGGTCGAGATCCTGCTCCGGCTTCTGTTTCGTTTCCACGGCTTTGACGGGCGGCTTACCGTTCCGGTCCCGTGCGGGCCTGTTCTTTTTCCGACGATAATCGGCTTTCTGGCGGCAGGACTTGGAACAGTACTTCTGCGGCCGCCCATGGCCGGATGGCTGGAATTCCTTGCCGCAGAGCTCGCACTTCATCGGCGCCTCCCTCGCTTTCCGACCTTTCGTTGTTTCCCCTGTTTCCGACGTTTGCATTCCGGGAGGGATATCGGCACTGCACCCGAGGCGACCGGGAGGGGGTGTACCCGGGGTCCCCGCCCTGGTATCGGAGTCAGATGCCGAACGTTTTGAACGGCATCGAGCTTGGTTTGATGGTCTGCTTGCCGGCCAGCAGCGCTCGTGCGTGTTCGTCGGTCTTGTCGCTCTTCATCCTGTTGCAGATGCGGTGAGTGAGCCTGCAGTTAGTGAAGCTGTATGGATCGCCGCCTCGTGAGACTGGTATGAGTTCGTCTACTTCGGCGCTCATCGGATGTGGTGTCTTCAATGTCTTGTCGACTGGCTTGCCGCAGATGGCGCACACATCGTATGCGGCCAGCACTCTTTGCCTGAGCATGCGCCGCCGGTATCCGTTGCTGACCCGCTCGTTGCGTCGCTTGCTCATGGTTATTCCTTCGTATGAAGTCCTAGCATGGCCGACCACGTGTCGACTAGGGATTCCGTCATCTGCGGATATCCCCTCCCGAGGTTATTCGTGGAGCGCCTTCGGCGGGAGTCGAACCCGCGCATACACGCGGCCGCAAGGAAGAGGATCCGAAGATCTGCGACCGGTGCGATCTGCCACTGATTCCTACGAAGGCATGGACAGGCGGTTTGAGCATCACCGCATCACGGAAGCGCGGGATTGGCTTGCCTGCCGCTGTTGGTGTATGCCCACTCTGACGTGGGTGGGCGGAGCGTGTCCGATATGCCGTTCGGACAGGACGGGATATAACCCAAGGAGTTAGGAGAATCCATCGGTGGATATGAAAAGGGTTCAAACCGTTTTCCGGTTTGAACCCTTTAATCCACTGACAATTCTGCCTTGCACTTTGAAAAATGTCAAATCACGTCATGCCGGGCGAGGCGCGCGTGTACGTCGGACAGGCGGTACAGCGGCTGTCCCTTCTCGTTTCTGCCGGCCGGTTGGATCCTGCCGCGCTTGCGCCACGAGTAGATCGTGTTCACGCTGCACTGGAACCCGCATTCGCGCAGCAGCTCCGCGCACTCCCCTGCCGTGAACGCCCTGCCGGATTCGATGCACTCCTTCAGGAACCCCAATCGCACATCGACCACGCGATAAGCGTTGCCGCACACCGGACAATCAACGCTCACCGCGCCGACCTCCGCACTCAGCTCCACTCCGCACAGAGGATTCAGGCACCTGCCGATGCCGTGCCTGGATGGTGGCACGTCGATGATGGCCAGCGTCTTGCGCGCCAACCGCTCCCAGTCATGCCAAATCAGACCAATGTCCGACAATCGTGAAAGACGATTGCAATCCGCGCAGATACTCAGGCATTTCAACACGGACGGATGAATCCTGCTATCGGCCCATGGCATGGCCGGCGGAGCATACAACCGCCGCCAAAGAGCGACAGCCAGATCATCGATCTCCTGCAGATGGTCAATCACAGACAACCTGACCGGCGTCGGAGCCGAAGCCAAATTGGTACGGCCGGGCTGATGGCCACCGTAATGTGCGGTGCTGTCCAGAAACTCGCGCAGGACCTGGATCCATGACGGATAGTCGCGGAGCCATCCCCTCATTACGGCATCGCACTTGTCGCACATCGTGTTGCGAAGATTGCACTCCCCGCCGCACACTTGGCACATGCCGGCGAGCGCTGGCTTGTGTTGGTTGGTTTGTGCTGGTTGTGTCTGGTTTGGTGTTGGTTGGGATTCGTTGGTTGGTTCGTTCATTTGTTCGATTCCCTCCGGCGGGTGTAGTCTGGTTTGTGGTAATGCCAGGAGCCCGGCCGGAAGGTCGGGTTCTTTGTTTATTCGGTGGCGGAGTCCTGTTCTTCAAGGTTGACGTGTTCGATCTTGGCTCTATGGCGGAGCAGAACGGCGTATTCGTCCATGACGTCAAGCTGCCTGCTCAACAGGCTGATCGGACAGACGGGCTCGAAGTCGAGCGTGCCATCCGCATACCGCTGCAGCATGTCCCTGAGCCTGCCGGCACGAGCGGTCAATTCACGGTATTCGACGCGCATCCGCTCTTCATAATCGGATCCGTCGGCGCTCGCGGGTTGCGCTTGGTCGGCGGTGGCGAGCACTTCTATGGCTTGACGCAGGTATCCGTCGTGGATCCATTCGGGTGCGGTCTGCCATTCCTCGTGGATGATTTCGGTGGAGTCCTTGCGGAGTGCCCATTTGAGTCCGAACAGGCGTTCGGCGACGGCTTCGGTGCGCGCGTCGATCGGCGGCAGTGGCGGGTCGAGTGTTTCCTCGCTCATTGTTCCGGTTCCTTTCCGTGGGATGATTTATGGCCGGTCTTCCAGATGCTGTGCCAGAACAGCCAGATCATCCAGGCTGGCACTTCGGCCCAGATGGTCAGGTACGGCGAGACGGCGTAGATCTTCCACCACCTGCCGCAGATGACGCAATGCTCTATCCTGCGCAGGCTGACCTCGTATTGCGCCGGACCGATGCCATTGCTCGCGCAAATGAATATCCCGACCGCGCTCCGGCACGCATGCGGCGAGCGCCGTTTGTTACGACTGATGCTGTTCATCATTCCGCCTCCTTCTCAAGGATGTAGACGATTGTCGGCGGGGATGATGGCTCATAGCATGTGTTCGGCTCCACCTCGTACTCGCCTTTGCCGCCGAGTCCCGGCAACACGTCGGTGCGCATCACGCTCCATCCGTCGGAAAGCAGACCGGCGAGCGCTTCCGTATTCTGCAGCTTCAGCGTGTACGCGTTTCCGCTTGCCGCGTACATAACCGGCACTGCCTTAAATTTCCTGCTCACCGCTCCGTCTCCTTCTGCTCGTCCAACCACTTCTCGAAAAGCCGGTAAATGTCCAGCGGGATGGTTTTGACCGGCTGGAATTTGAGCCGTCGCATGCAGTCGGCGCACACCTCGGTGAATGTCTTCGCCTGGCCGCCGTAGATGAGGCCTATGGAATAGACGGGGCTCGAGCACCACCGGCCGCACAAATCGCAGGTGTGTATGTCCATCGTGACCAATTCGTCACGCTGCGGCAGGAACGGATTCTCCGCATCCCTTTCCTCCACGGCATCGGCGAGCGCCTTTGTGATCTCATCCTTGGCGGTGAGGTAGGCATGATACCGGGTCGATGAAATCTCGTAGAGCGGCCGGTTGCCGTCGCGGGATGCGGCGCGCATTGCCGCGAGTTCCTGGTCGGTGAGTTTGCCGAGCGTGCTGATGGCGATGTCTGCGCCCGTGTTGTTCATTGCTGCCTCTTTTCCTTGTCGTGTTCCGCCACCCATCTGAGCAGGGTGTTGATGGTGATTTCGACCACTTGGCGTTCCTCGTCGTCTTCCGGCGCGATGTATATGGCGCCGTCCTGGATTCTGATTTTCACCGTGGTTCCTTGTCGGCTCCGCTGACGTGGTCCCAGTCGCATGAGATTCCGGATACGCCGTGGCTGCCGGTGGTGATGACGCAGTCGACTCGTCGTGTCTCGGACAGCGTGACGATGCATTCCTTGATGCGTTCGTCGCTGGACTCTTCGGAGCATGTGGTGCCGACGGCGGCGATGGCGTGGGCCGGGGCCGACGTCTTGGACGCGCTTCCGCATCCGGCGAGCGCCATGCATATGCCGGTGATGGCGAGTGTGATGCGTGTTGTTTTTCTCATTTCGTTTCCTCCTGGTGTTTGCGCCATTCGCCGTTGGCGTATCGGTTCCATCCGCGGATCGCGGTTTTGATGCTGTCGTCCTGGGTGGTGATCCAGACGGCGTTCGGACATCCATGGAATTTGGCGATC